CGACGGCTTTCCGCAAAACGATGGCACGGGGAGCGTGGACATATTTGGAACCGTGGACGTGTCGCAGTTGCGCCCGGGCAACATCCTCAGCGGCGTTTCCATCGGCGGCATCGAAGGCGATGCACCGACACTTCCGCCCCTTGGTAGCCCCGGTCAAGTGCTTGCCGTCAACAGTGATGGTACGGCTGCCATCTGGAAAAACGCTCCGAGCGGAACACCGTCGATCTGTCCCGTATTTCTAGATACGGTGGCCGGTGGCGCACAAGCTGCTCTGGTCGCCACTGGCGTGGTTCCCACGGCCGCTCCCAGTCTTGCCAGCACTTCCAAGGCTGTGGTGGTCTCCATGTCGGCCAGCGGCCATCCACCGACCGCCGCCCCCGTCTTGGTCAGCACAGTCAAGCGTCCAGTTTCCACGATGGCCTGTAGCGGTGTCCCGCCCACCGCCACTGTGTCCTTGAACTCGGCCGTGCGCCCCCGCTCGGGCCTTTTGGTTTTCCCTACTACCCCTCCATTTATTCCCGTGAACTGAGGTTCCACAATGGCAACGAATGCGAAACTCTCCAACGCCGCCGCCGCAGCGTGCATGGGCGACGGGACCAACAAGGGGCTGTTGCCGTTGTTGGCCTCTGCGGTCATCACCTTCTATGACGGATCGCAGCCGGCCAGCCCGGATGCTGCTGTAGGTTCGGTCAACAATTACGGTTCCTGTACGTTCCCGAGTCCGGCGGGCACTGTCTCGAATGGAACCTTGACGCTTGGCACGGTGCCCAACGGCACGGTAGCCTACGGCACAGGTGTAACGGCGCCGACGTGGTTCCGAATCGCCACGCCCGGCGGCGCTCCCCTCTGGGATGGCTCTTGCGGTAACAGCAGTTCCTATGACTGCAACGTGGGCCCGGCGTCCAACTGGATCTTGAATGTGCCCCTCACCGGCCTGAGCGGCACAACTCTCGCCATCCCCGCTCATTGAAAGGAGCCTTGTCGTGAGAACTGCACGCGAATCAGTCCAGACTCCAGCGGAATCCATGTCTACATCGACTTCCGCACCGACGAAGGTTCCCTTCGGGAATGTCTACCAGGGCACGGTCCAAATTCGCTCGGGAAGTATCACCACGTTGACCTTCTACACCTCGGACGACAACGGCCTTACGTGGGCGCCGGGCTACGACGACAACGGAACCGCCTTATCGCGTTCGGTCAAGGCAGTGCCTTCGTCGCTGCCAATCCCTACCGCACTGGTCGGCGCTGGATGGATCGGTCTTGTGGCCGATCAGGCCGCCGTGTTTTCTCTGAATCTCAAGAGTTGATCGAGGCAGTCCTATGACCGCACCCGCACAACTGACATGCTCGTACACAACCCTCGTCAACGACGTGGGTTTTGACGCTTTCGGCAAGTCGCCGACCTCGACGGACGTGATTACCGATCAGGTGGTGTCGGCGGTGCAGGCCAGCCAGATTCTTCGGGCAATTCGCAAGGGGCTCCAATCGGTCTACGGGGCCTATCGCTGGTCGTTCCTGCGGCCCAAGCTCTCCATCAACACGTATGGTGCCTACAGTACCGGCACGATCACGGTGGACTCCAGCGGCAACGTGACGCTCAATGGCGGTGTGGCCCCAGCGGACGGAGGTTTTCCGGCCTATGCGGCGTCGGGTGGCGGCCTGATGGTGATCCAGACCGCCCAGCCGCCGACGTTCTACGGGGGATCCTGGACGGTCCAGACGCAAACCAGTGCGACGGCCCTGGTCTTGGCCAGCTACGCCGGGCCGGCTTTCACGGCCGGGATTCCCTACAGTTTGTGCTTCAACGTCTACCCGATGCCAACGGGATACGACAGCTTCGAGGGCGAAGTCACTTTCCCGCCAGGGCCGAACATCCGGCGGCGACCTATCCAGCGTGTGGACCCGATCGAGATTCGGCGGCGGTTGCAACACGATGCCCAACCGCGGCGGCCGGAAATGTACGCTCTGTCGATGCAGATTTTCGACCCCACGGCCGGCTCCGCACGATGCTTCAGCTTTTGGCCGGTCCCCAGCCATCAGCACACCCTGGAAGTGACCGGCACCTGGTCAGCGGCCGGGGTAGACTCGACGAACATCTACCCGCTGGGCGGGACGGTCTTGGCGGCGGTTATCACGGAAGCCTGCTTGGCGGCGGCGGAGCGCGACATCAAGGGGATGGACGCCAGCCACCCCGATGCCGTTCACAGCCGCGCCGTAGGGCCGATGCTTCAGGCGGCCATTCAGCGGGACCGGGAGTACGGTTCGGCGGACACGCTGGGGGTCGATCATGGCCACCGGGGGATAGCCGGGGCCGACTGGAACTGGCGGCAGTTGGGACCGATTTGGTATGACGCGGGGGGCTACACAGGCTACTTACCTCCGCCTGGTTGATTTGTACGCCATTCGTCGGGGCATTTACCGGCGAGCAACCTTAGTCCCCTGAAAATGGGGAGGAGTTTCTTCTATGGACGCTGCCAACATTCTGCACCAAAGTTTGAAGGCTCCCTTTGTGGGAGAGCCTGATCCTGGCCCTGGCGGAATCCTTGTCGCCACGCGCGATCGTCAGGTGATGAAGCTGACCCCGGCCAGCGGCGCGGCCGAAACGCGAACCCTGTTGATGGGAGTGGGTTCCCATTCAGGAATCCGCTTGCGGCTCGACTGCACCACCTTCGTCGCCAGCAGCAATTGCACCGTGACGGTGTACGACTCGGCCAGCAACACCACCGGCACTATCGCTTTCTCAGCGGCCGGTCAGTGGGCCAACCTCCAGTCTTTCGAGAACTCCTCGGCCAACATAGAGTGGAGAGTGGTTGATTCCTACGGCTGTGCGATTTCGTCGATTCCGGCTGCTACGGAGAACACGACTGCCATTGCCCTCAGTGGTGGCCTAGGGGTTTTCGGGGCCAGTGCTCCCTCCAGCCAGCCGGCCGGCGCGGCACAGGCGGCCGTGACGCAGACGCAAGTGACGGAGACCATGACCGGGACTTACGCCAGCGACTACGCCAACCTGAACACGGGCCTGGCCGCGATCAAGACCGACAACGCGGCGACCATCGCCTTGCTCAACTCCATTCGTTCGGCTCTTGTTGCCAACGGCACGATCAAAGGTTCTGCCTGATCGGAGGCGGCCGTGGCGAAGGTCAAGAGTCCACTTGTCGAACTCAGGTTTCCAGTTGGCGGGATCAATCGAAACGCAGGTTTCGACCAGACCCCGCCATACTGTACTCCTTACGCGGTGAACGTCCGCAGCTACGACATCGTAAACTTGACGGATGCCCAGATGCACGGGCAGCGTCAACGCGGCGGCGCCCGGCCGTGTCTCGCCAAGTACCTTTCCTCCCGCTGTGGGACCGGGCCTTTCCAACTCTTGAACTTCGCCACGCTCTTGGAAGCCAACGGCCAGGTGGCTAACTATCTGGTTGGGGTTGTCGGGGGCACGCTCTACCAATCATCGAGCGGGTCGATGGCCTCGGTGTCGGGAACGCTCAACACCTCGGGTGTGCTTCAGGGGGCACAACTCAGCCAGTATTTCTACGTGGCCGACTACCGGCAGTCGTCGATCCAGTCGCCGGCCAATGCCCCCGATGGAACGATTGCCAGCGGCAACCAGCTTTCGGCAAGCTCGATTTCTGACTGGACGGCGCTGAGTATCAACACCTCGCTGGACGTGGTTTTCATCAACCCCAACGCCCCCATCGGCAACATCGACGGGTTGATCCAGAACTCTACGGCCAATGTGTTCCCCATCACGGCCGTTCATACGGGCTACATCCAGATCGACGGCACGCTGCCCAACCAGTCCGGCGGCGTGGTGTGGCAGATCGGCCGGCTGCCGAAGGTGTTTGATCCGACGAAGCCGACCGCTGCGTTGACGAGCCTCTGCGGTTCGATGCCCTTGCCAAACTACAACTATTCAACGGGAACGGTCACTTCGACCAATGGAATTGTCGTGTTGACGGGCGGTACTTGGGCGGGAGTGCCAGCGCCGACGGCCGCCAACATGCTCACGTTGACCATTCCCAACGTCAGCGGGATCGGCACGCAGCAATACCTGGTGGCCTCGCTGACCGACGACACCGATCTGGTTCTTGTCGATCAGACAACCGATGCAAATTGCTCTGGTCAGCCCTACATCCTTTCCTGGATGAGCCCGACTCCGGGTCTGCCTCCGCTCAACTGCCCCCTATGTTGTGCCTACAACGGTCGGATCGTGTGGGCCGGCTGGCCGGCTGGCGTCTGGTACATGAGCCGGCAGGGATTCCCGCAAGACTACGACTACGGATACGACCCGGGCGACCCGACGCGGGCAGTCGGCGGCGAAGATGCCAACGTGTTCCAGATTCCCGAGCCGCTGACGGCCTTGATGCCGCACTCGGATCAGTATCTCATCTTCGCTTGCGATTCCTCGCTCTGGATTCTGAACGGCGACCCGGGGTACGGTGGCAAGATCGTCAACCTCAGTCGCGAAGTCGGGGTCATGGGGCCCAACGCCTGGTGTACGCTGCCGGACGGGTCGATGATTATTCTCAGTCGGGACGGCATCTACCAGATTCCCTACGGCGGCGGCTCTGCTCCGGTTTCGCTGTCTCGCCCGCAGTTGCCGGTTGAACTGCTGAACGTCGATTACCTAAACAATGCCGTCAATCTGGTCTATGACCTCCAGGCCCGGGGCGTTCATATTTTCATCACGCCCACAGCGGGAACCGCCGGGCAACACTGGTTCTTCGACTTGGTTCTCGGTCGGTTTTGGCCGGTTGTGATGCCCAATGGGATGCAGCCTACCGCAGCCATCGATTACACCCCCGGCGCCAGCACGGCCACGCAAGTTGTGCTGGGCGGTTACGACGGCTACCTGCGATATTTCGATCCCACCGCAACGACTGACGACGGCACGGACCTGGTTTCCGTGGTGGTGTACGGCCCGTTCCGCTTCGGTGGGCCGGGCTACGTTGGCGAAATCCTCCAGATTGCGGCGGATCTGGACCCGAACGGCCAAGGAGTGGATTGGGGCATCTTCACGGGGGAAACGTCGCAGGAAGCCGTCCAGGCGGCGGTGACCGCGGCAGTGGCCAGCGGCGCGCCGTGGAACGGAAGCTTTGCTGCCGGTGCGAACCACCGCGACTATCCGCAAGCGCCCGGGCCGGCGCACACGATCATGCTCTCAGGCAGCTACCAGTGGGCCATTGAAGGACTTCGCATAGAACCACGTAAGCGAGGACCGATTCGATGATGGTATCCACCAACCCCTGGCCGCAAAATCCCCAGCCGCCACAAATCAACTCTCTGGCTTCAACCGATGCCGAGATTCAGCAAGCGCTTGCTGCTCTGCAAATCCTTCAGCAGCAGTACAACCAACTGGCAAGCACCCTGGGAAACCTTGCACAGCAAGCCCAGTATATGTACAGCCGGCTACAGAAACTCGTGCCTTACAACGGTACGAACGATGATGGCTACATCGATTACACAGTTCAGAAGAATTGGCCGAATGAGAATTGGCTGCTTGGTCCAAGTGTCGATACGCCGTTCATCGATGTGTACATGGGCGACAATCCGAATATCACGTTCGAGGCGGCTGCCGGGCCGCTGTATGCTCTTGGGGCTCTCTCGGAGTCTGAAAATCGGGGTTCCATCTACCTGGACAAGTCGGGCACGGAAGGCGTGCCGCAAGCCGGTATTTACGAAGAATCGACGGGCAACCTGAGTCTGATGGCGGGTGGGAACGATGTGCTGACGTTTGCCGTGGGCGATACGCCTTCCGCCACGCTGACGGATGCCGCGGGGCCGCTGTTTGTGCTGGGCGGTTTGTCCGGTCACCTGGGGTCGATCTATTTCGATGCAGCCGAGCAAGGGGGAATCGGCGAGGATGCCAGCGGGAATGTTGCCATTGGAGCCTCCAGCCAAGACGTTCTTGAATTCCAGATTGCGACGGACGCCACACCAGCACGGACGACGCTGTTCTCAAACGCGGGTGCTTTGTACCTACTTGGGCCGGGCGTTTATTTCGACGCGGATGGTCACTGTGGGATCGGCGAGGATGTGGCCGGCAATCTCAATGTTGGGGCCGGCGGGAATACCGTGCTCACCTTTACCCCTGGCAGCAGTCCATCGACAACCTTTTCAACCGCTGCTGGTCCTATCTACGCTCTCGGCGGCGAACTCTACTTGGACAGCGAAGACAATTACGGAATTGCCATCAATCCCGGCGGTGGAGACGTTCCCAAGGGGTTGGAACTTGGTGCAGGTGCCCCCGACGCCATCGTATTTACGCAAGTGGCATTCCAGGCGGCGGCTTACTGGTCATCCGATGGCACGCCGGGGCAGTCGATCACGACCAGCGGGTTGGTATTCAAGAATGGCCTCTGTACATCAGGGAGCATTGGCGCTCCTTTGTCGTTCAAGGGCACCATCGACTGTTCGGACGATCCGGATTATCCGGCAGGAACCGCTGGGGATCTTTACGTCTGCTCGGATTCTGGCAATATCGGTGGCTCATCGGGGGCAACCGTCGAGGCTACGAATCTGATTATCTGCCTCACGACCAACGCGGGTGGCAGTGAGGCATCGGTGGGCGGTGACTGGGATGTGGTGTCATCGGGAACTTCCAACGCGATCGTCGGCCCGTCTTCGGCGGTTGACGGGAACTTCGTGGCATTCAATGGTACGTCGGGGAATATCGTCGAGGACAGCGGGTACAACGGCACGACGTTGGGTGTTGTCACTACGGGAGCATGGAATGCAGACACCATTGCAATCGCTTACGGGGGAACTGGCCTGACTTCCGTTGGAACTCCCTACCAACTGCTGATCGTCAACGGTGCCGGGAATGCGCTGGAGTACGTGACACTCAATGGGATAACCGAAGTGATCTGGTTTGCCCCAACAAGCGGCGGCGGCGGTATTCAGATCGTTTTGGGTGTGCTGCCGGTTGCTAATGGAGGAACGGGACTTGATGATGTGGGCGCTGATGGCACGATTCTCTTTAGCGATGGGACGGGTTGCGAGTGGGCCGACACGACCAACATCACGGAAGTTGGTACGATCACGACCGGAGCATGGGAGGCAACGGTTGTCGGAACGGAGTACGGTGGTACTGGCCTCGATGCGGTAGGCGGAAACGGTGCATTGCTTCAGAGTAACGGCACGTCGCTTCAGTGGCACTATCCTTTGGCTTCCGATATCGGACTCGGGAGCGTAGAAAACACGGCGCTATCAACCTGGCATGGCAGTACCTATCTGGTGACCGTGGGGACGGTTACTGCGGGGACGTGGACTGCGGGGGTTATCGGGGCTTCGTATGGGGGCACCGGTCTCGCCAGCGCGGGCACGGCGGGGAACTTCCTGCAATCCACCGGCAGCGCGTGGCAGTCAGTCTCGGTTCTTGGGGTGAGCAACGGCGGCACGGGAATCCAAAGCGTCGGCAGTGTCGGGCAAGTTCTCACCACGGTCTCGACGACCACCACCCCTTATCTCGGTTGGCGAACTCCCGCGTCTGGGGTTCCTACCTATACAAGCGGCAACGCGAATGAATTCCTCCAAGTCAACAGTAGTGGGTCGGCGCTCACCTGGCACACGTTAGTTGCCGCAGACGTGGGGCTAGGCTCGACTTCCTCTCCGACTTTCGGGGCCTTGACCCTTACCTCGTCCAGTTCTTCGGTGACCACCCTTACGGTCAACACCGCCGCTAACGGGTCGAGCCTCGGGGTCTTGTTTCAGGGTGCGGCTACCGCCAACAGCATCTTTGAGTTCAACAACACGGGGTCGTATCAATACGGCACACAGATTTTTGGCGGCCTGTACGTAGCGGGGGCATTTGGCCTGGGACCGGGAACCGGAATGACTGTGCCCGGAACGCTCCTCACCTACCCGATCGTCTGCCAGGGGAAAGGCAATCAACCCTTTGCCCTGACCGTTGAATCTGGTGGATGCTATCTGGAGGGTGGAGTCAATGTTGTCGGAACGGGATTGAACGTAACGGGAGGAACGAGGACCGATGCCCTGACTGTCAATGGTGTGGCCATCACGGGCGGAGTTCCCGATCCCCTGACGATCGGAACTGTCAATGTCACAACGGCTCTGATTTTGAGCTACTGATATAACATGGGAAAGGTCAATGTCTCCATTTCATTTCCAGGACCATCGGGAAGCGACGGCGCGGCAAATGTTACTCTTTACGATCAGAATACGGGAGCAAGTTACGTCATCGGAAGCTTTGGAACGAACTGGGCCGGGTCTGGCGTTTCTTTTCCCGCTTTCGAGATTGGGAAGCTCGCTATCGTCGAATTCTATGCACAGTCGGGAGTATACATTGCTGGGAGCCCTCCAATTTACGATGCTTTGTATCAGGGTCTCATTCCGTTTTTGGCACTCGGTGGCGCTGATGGGCTGTGGTACATGAACAATCTAAATTATGGAATACAGAACAGCGGCCTTTACTTTTTTGTTCAGCCGGGAGTTGCGACTAACGGTTCGATTGGCAGTTACAAGCAAATGAAGCCGATAGCGGGAACATACAACGGCTCGCCGACGATCAACCTCGGATGCCAAGGATCTTCGGTCTACACGATCAACTAGGAATCGTATTATGTCTCAACTCATGTCCTACCAATCCTCCATGCCGACCGTTGCGGGAATGGACCCGTCCGCGTTGTACGGGGCCGTCGAGCAGCAGTTGCAGGGCTACGGTAACGCCGAGCAGGCGGCGGCGTATCAGACCTACCAGAACACGCTAGGGCAGGCCAAACAACAAGAGGCAGCTTCCGGGTTGGCCGGAACATCCATTGCGCCGTCCGTTGCGAGCGGGTTCATGAAACAGTACCAGTTGGGATTGAACGCCTTGAACCAGCAGTTGACTCAGACCCAGCTTGGGGCGCAATCCACATTCGGACTTGGCGGCATTCAACTCGGCCTGCAGGGGCAACAACAGGCTACACAAACGGCTCTAGGGTTGGGAAACCTCGGCGTGAACCAGCAGTATGCCAACGCCGCGATGAACGCCGCTTCGAACCAATCCTCGCAGCAGGGCCAGAGCAACGACGCCGCGATCTACGCTCAGCAGGCCCAGGTCAATAACCAGAACGTGGCTGGCGGCGGCAATTACTATCCGGGCTCCTACAGCGCGGCAGCCTACGGCTGAGAGGACCATCATGTCTCAAGGAATTGACCAGAGTATCGACCAGAACGAACCGCCCGTCATGCGGCGGATGCTTGGCCGCCGAGCGGACCAACAAGCTCGTGCCGATGCCGAGGCCCAGCGAATTCGGCAGAAGAACGATCAGCTTACCCAGCAGGCCGCGGATCGCGACGTCGGGGTCCGTACCGGGCTCTTGCCGACCAACACCCCGGCCGGCGCCTCGCCCGACATTCTCAAGATGGCGATGGAGCACCGCAGTCGGCAGTTGGGCGCGCTGCAGCAATTCCAGTACAACTACGGCCTCCAGGCCCAGACGGAACAGGGCCAGTTCAACCGCCAGCTTGCGGGCAATGAGCACGAAGACGAACTATTCGAGCGGCATGAAGCCGGCCGCATTGCGGAAATGCACTTGGAGCACTTGCAGCAGCAAGACCAGTTCAAGGCCCAGCAGGCGGCGCTGGCCGACCGGGATCAGGCCATCCAGACCTTCGACCTTCAGAAGCTCGGGCAGGAGCAAGGCTTCAAGGCCGATCAGGATATGTTCCAAGCGGGCGTCCAAGAGTTGCGAGACGCCCGGCTGCACGACTTCGACGTGGACACCCAAGGCCGGCAGCAGGATTTCCAGGTCGGGCAGGCGAACCAGAAGATGCAGATGGACATGGTTTCGCAACTGAGCGACCAGATGCACCGGACGGTGTTGCAGAAGATGGCCCTGGACGGTCAGCAAGCCCGGGAGAAGCTGTTGCACCGGATGCGATACGGCGAGGGCACGGACAGTGAAATCTCGACCGAGAATCACTACAAAATGCAGGTCATTCAACAGGAGGAGCAAGCCAAACAAGACCAGTTCTTAAATCAGGGCCTCGAAAGCGGCTCGTTGATTCTCGACCCCGCCGCTATCCCATTGATCGGCAAGGCAAGGCAGGCATTGGCTTCGATTTGGTCGAGCAACAGCCTGACGCCGGAAGAGAAGAAGCAGGCGATGGCCAAAGCCGAGGATGACATCAAGGGCCTGACGCGGCAGTTCGCCCGGCCTCAGTCCGCTGCCGAGCGGTCGCAGGCCTACTTGGCCCAGTTCCGGCAGATGGGACTCGACCCCAGCGATTCAAGCCTCTACTCGCCCGATCCGAAGACGGGGCGGCCCATGCCCAACCGCGCGGCGATGGGCCACAAGGATGCCGTGGACAAGATGGCTCTCACGGCGCAGATCGAACACAACAAGCTCCAGCAACAAGCCCGATTGGCGTCCGACAAAGGCGAGGCGGCAGACCTGAAGGGGATGGGATTCCAGGATGAACGTAAACAGAAGTGGGAAATGCACGACCTGGACCGAGAGCTTCGTGTCCGCGCTGACCAAGACAAAATGCGGGGCCGGTTGGAAAAAGAACAGAATCCCGACTTGACCCCAAAGTATTCCGAAGACGAAATCGAACGGCGGGTTCAGAAAGCCTACCCGCTTCCCCAGCGTAGCGGTCAAGAGCAACCCGCCAAGCAGATCACCCCCGAGGCTCAGCAGGAAATCGACACCGGCAAGCAGAAGATGGCCGACATGCTTCCGGGGCACCTGACGCTGGACCAACTGCCGCCAGCCGCGCAGACCGAGTACACCACGATCAAGAAACGGGTCGATCAGTTGGAAGGCAACGCCAGCCCAGACGAAGAGAAGTCAGCGGGGCAGCAAAGGCAACAGCAAATCGCGCCTGACGAATTTGCCAAACAGTGGGCAACACTCCAACCGGGCGAGAAACTTGTTGGCCCAGACGGACAAACCTACGTAAAGAAGGGGCGTCGTCATGCCGTGGGCACCCCCTGAAGACGCCGAGCTTGTTGATTCGGCGGAAGGATCGGCGGCTGGTTCCTGGTCACCGCCCGTCGATGCTGAGCGATGGACGCCACCCGCTGATGCGGAAGTCGTCAAGCCTGAAGTGTCCGCGGTTGACGAAGAGAAGGCCCAGATGCTTTCCTTCGCCAAGAAGCGACTCGACGAGGCGTGGTTTCCCAACCTCAAGGCTACGGCGGTCGGCTTGGGTGCAAGCGTGGTTTCCCCCGTGGCGAGATTCTTCGGAGCGTCCGATCACGCGGATTTTGTCAACCGATTCTCCGATGCCTACCAACAGGCGGCGGCTGAGCGCGACAAGACGGGGCTCTTGCCGGCTGCCGTGATGCGTGGTCTGCGGGGGGCTGGCGAAACTCTTCCGACTATGACCGTGGCATCGTTGGGCGGCCCATGGGGTGTCATCGGAACGATGGCTGCACAGGCGGCGGACAAAGCCGTCACAAGAGGGAAAGATGCCGGCCTGAAAGGCGCGGAACTGAACAAGTACGTACTCCGGCAGGGGCTTGTGGAAGGCGTCCCCTACGCCATCATGCAGAAGTTTGGGGCCGGTGGCCTGGTGTCCGTACTGGGCGAAAAGGGAAGCACACTGGCAGCCAAGGGCGTCTTGGAAGGACTCAAGAGCGTGGGGATCTCCACCGCTGAGCAATTGCCGCCGGCCCTGGTGGCATCAGTCGGAAGTGCCGTCAACGCGAAGCTGTCTGGGGTCGATCCCAAGGCCCTGGATTACGACCGGCTAGCCGATGACATCAAGGAGACCACCGCTCAAACCCTCATTCAAGGTGGGGTGATTTCGGCAACCCATGCCCTCGGTGCCAAACTGTTACCCCCCGATGGGAATATCAGTCGGAGCGTGGCCGAGGAGCATGGCGTTCCTGATGAGGTAATCACCAAAGGACAGGCCGCCCGCAACGCCTTCCGTGATGAACAGCAAAAAGCCAGCCAACAGGCCACCCAGCAGGCCCAACAGCAGCCGCCGGCCGGGCAGGCTCCAACAGCCCAGGAACCGGCCGCCCAGCCGCTAGAGGCCACCAGCGTAGCGTCTGAGCAGCAAACCGGGGCTACGGCCCCACAACCAGCAGGAGTACCAAGCGATGCCCAGCAAGTCGAAAAAGCAGGCCCGGACGATGGCAGCCGCGGCCCACAGCAAGTCGTTCGCCCGCAAGATGGGAATCCCCCAGACGGTGGCCAAGGAGTTCAACCGAGCGGACGCGGGGACGGGGATACTGAAGGGCAAGCGGGTCAGCAAGAAGGAGGCGGCCCGCAAGCAGTACCACCGCCTGCACCTGGGGCAGCGGTAAAGAAGCCACCACTCCGCGAACGGCTGGGGAAGATCATCAAGGAGGCACCGAAAGCCACGCCTGAAGAGAACGTGGACCGCTACGCAAAGGAAAACGATCTGCCTGCCCAGACTTTTGCAAGCGTCGTTTCGGACGTTCATGCCGGGATGAAAGAGCAGAACGCCGCCGAGCGAGCCGCCAAAGCCGACGCCCATCGGCAGACCGGCATTACCGGCTTGATGCGTCACAACATCGAGAACACGGGCAAGGACTTCACCTACCGGGGCGATGATGCTACCGGCAAGCTGTTGAAGGACTTCGACGTGAAAGCTGAGCGGGTTGTCGAGGCGAACCCCGAAGCATTCAGCAGCGAGGCGCGGAAAGATCCCAGTCGAGCGGTATGGGACTTGTTGAACCGAGAACCGATACCCGAAGTGCGGTTGGACGATCCGAAGGTGCTGAAGGAAGCCCATGCGGCAGTTGCAGGCTCCTATGGACAGTCCCAGCGATCCATGTTCCACGGCATGGAAGACTTGCCGGGGCAGCAAGACTTGTTCGACGACATCGACGCCGATCGAAGTCAGCGGTTCATGGGACTTCCGGCTCCTGGCGTAATGGCCGACCTGAACGACGCCGCGGCCGGTATCGGCAACATTGCCAAGTCTCTCCACGCCGCTCTCAGCCCCGCCACTGTCTCGACGGAAGCCCGCTCGATGGCCGGCAATATCCGTGAGAAGGGTGCGGAGCTTGCGATGCGGGATGACCAGATCAACGATGCCCTCGGCAAGTTTGGCAAAGCCCTGATGAAGTTGCCACAACAAGGCCGGTACGACTTCATCGACGGTGTTGAGACAGGGGCCAAGCAGCCGACGTCCGAGCTTCAGCGGGCGGCCGACACCATGCGGATCGCCCTGGACATTGGCAAGAAGCGGATCCAAGACCTGGGCAAAGGCGACTTGGACAACTTCATTGAGAACTATTTCCCCCATATCTGGGAAGATCCCAACGCCGCGGCCAAGATTTTTGGCAAGAAGCCCCTCGAAGGTCCAAAGTCCTTCCTCAAGAAGCGGACCATCCCGACGACGAAGGAAGGCTTGGCGGCCGGCCTGAAGCCTGTGACCGAAAACCCGGCTGAGTTGGTCATGCTGAAGCTGCACGAAATGGGCCGGTACGAAATGGCCCAGAAGATTTTGGCCGAAGGGAAGGATCAGGGGTACATCAAGCTGGCACGCACCCCTGGGTCGCAGCCTGATGGGTGGGTGAAGATCAACGACAAGATCGCCACAGTCTGGGAGCGGCGGCCAACCACGAAAGCAGACGGCAGCCCGGGCGCTCCTGAATTCGTCCACCGCGGCGACTACTACGCCCACCCCGACGCGGCGAGGGTCATCAACAACCATCTCTCGCCCGGCCTGCGCAACAGCGAAACGTGGGGGACGATCTACAACTCCCTCCGCTACACCGGTAACCTGTTGAACATGGCCCAGTTGGGCTTGTCGGCCTTCCACTTGACCACCACGGCAGGAAACTCCGTCATTTCCCGACTCGCGTTGGCCGCAAAGGAACTCGCCGATGCCCGGCCGCTAGCAGCCGCCAAGACGGCCCTGAGTGCCCCCATCGCCCCGATTTCGAACTACCTCAAGGGTCGGTCTCTCTTGAAGGAAGCGATTCGGCCCGGCTCGGTTGGTGGCGACATGGCGGCGATTGCGGACGCTGGGATGGCCGGCGGCTTCCGGCTGCGACGGGAAGCGTTCAACCGCCTGGGCCCCAAGTCCACCTCGGCATGGGACAGCTTCGTAAAGGCACTCAAGGAAGGCCGACCCTCGGCCGTTCCCAAGGCCCTGGCTGCCGCGCTCGAGAAGTCGTCTTGGCTGCTCATGGAGCATATCGTACCGACCATGAAGCGGGGTGCCTTCGCCGATATGGCCCAGTACGAGCTTTCCAAGATGGATCCCAAGATCAGTCGTCAGGATTTCCGCGATGTGATGGGAAAGGCGTGGGATAGCGTGGACAACCGAATGGGTGAGTTGGTTTACGACAACCTCTTCTGGAATAAAACCCTTAAAGATTCCCTGATGTTGGGAACCCGGTCGCTTGGCTGGAACCTAGGAACCATGCGGGAACTCGGCCTGGGCGCCAAGGATCTGTTTCACGGTGACTTCTCCCATCGGGCCGCCTACACCATCGCCCTGCCCTTGACCCACGCCGTACTCGGGGCGATCGCCACCTACCTCTACACCGGCCATGGTCCCCAGCAGTTGTGGGACTATATGTACCCGCCCACCGGCCAGAAAGATGAATTGGGCCAGGATCGTCGTATTCAGTTCCCCGATTACATGAAGGACGTGATGGGGTTTGCCACGTCGCCTATCCGCACGATCCAGAACAAGGCGAACCCGTTGGCCTCGGCCATGTGGCAAATGATGCAGAACCGAGACTACTACGGCGACCAGATCCGCAACGAGAACGATCCGGCGATGCAGCAGATGAAGCAAATCGGGGAGTACATCGCCAAGCAGTTCATTCCGTTCTCTGGCCGAAACATCGCCCAGCAGTCGAAGAAAGGCGAAAGCCCAGCCACGCAAGCCGCCGCATTCTTCGGCGTTCCGCAGGCCCCGCAGTCAGCGATCGACAGCCCATCGGTCGGCTACCTCAAGTCGCTGAGTAGCCACACGCCCAAGACACCGGAGGAAACGGAAACCGGATCAAAGGGCGACATTCGCAAGCAGCTTCGGGATGCGCTGTCGAAGGGCGAAAGCATCGCCGGAATCGACTGGAAAGGAAAGGTCGGGCCGGCTGAGCTACGGGAGATCAGGAAGAAATCTATGGCCACTCGGATGGCCAACCTGTACGCCGACAAGCCGATGACTCAGGCCCTTCACGCTGCCGAAATGACCACTGACGAAGAGTGGAAGATCGTTCGCCCGATCCTGGTCAAGAAGATGCAGGCCGAGCAGAAGCGGGCCGAGGCCGGTTACATTGCACCCGTCGAGTGGAAACAGATCCTCAAGGATTACAAGGAACTGTTGAATTCCAGAAAGCCAGCAGGATCATTATGACGCTTCCCGCGAAGCCCGCCCCGACACGCAACCCGATCCGCCCCAAGCAGGCCACCTCTGAGCCGCAGATCAAGCCGGACCCGAATGTCAAGATCGAACTGCCATCGCTGTTAGACTTCCCGACCTTCGCGATGATCTTCCCTCACCGCTGGGATACCGATGATCCCAACAACACCTGGATGCAGCGGATGACCGAGGAAGAGGCAAAGGAAAATTGGTCCAAGTGCTATTCTCAATGGATGAGCCTCTACGGCTGGCTGTCATCGGAAAACACGCTCGTCCACGTCTTGCCGTCCATCGGTGACTTTGCCGACGCCACGTACATCGCCAACATCGGGATCATGCTTTGCCACGGCAAAGAGCCGATCTTCGTTGGGTCCAATTACAAGAGCGAGCCCCGCCGCGGCGAAGAAAAGGCGGCGATGGATTACTTCAAGGCGGCTGGATACAAGGTGGAGAAGTGCCCGTTCTACTTTGAGGGCGAGGCCGATCTGAAAAGCGTCCACGACAACATTTACATCGGTGCCTGGGGAATCAGGACCGAAAAGAAGGCCCTGGAGTGGTTTGAGGAAAAGCACGGCATGAAGGTCATTCCCATCGAAATGACCGATGAACGCAACTATCACCTCGATACCGAAATATTCCCCTTGACCACCGACAAGATCATCGTCGCCACGTCCTGCCTGAAACCTGAAGAGGTCAAGGCCATCGAGAAGGTGGCAGAGATTATCCCCGTGCCCAAGAAGATCGCCTACGCTGGTACGACCAACTGTGTCCGCACCCAAAATCTGGTGTTGTGCGGGAGCAACCTCGAAGCCCTGGAGTTGGCCGGCAAGCACGATGATGACTGGAAAGAGCAACGGGATAAGCGGCATTTCCTTGAGGAAGTCTGTGCCGAACACGAATTCCAGTTGGTCATGCCCGACCTGAGCGAGATCGGAAAGGGGGGCAGTGACCTCTCCTGCAATGTGTTCCATATCAACCGGGCCCAATACGCCGTTCCCCTGGAGTGACCCATGGCGCTGCCCTTGAAAGAATGGTTGAAGACGCCGGAAGTTCTCCGTTACCAGAAAATGACGGAGGAGGAGGCGTAAAAATGTCTCGATTGGCCTGAAGGCATATCACGAACTAAAAAGGAAGCAGCATGGCCTTGCCCCTGAAGGAATGGCTGAAAACGCCTGAAATCAAGCGATATGATCGCATGACCGAAGAGGAGGCTTACCACAATTTTTTTTTTCCGTAATCCGCCGCGCGTGATGTGGGCCAACCGGGACTTGTTCTCGGCGCCGGCCGATGGCGTGATTACCAGCCAGTCCCGCCTGGCCCCCGATGAAGACGTGTTTGATGTGAAGGGCGCCGACTGTACGGTCAACGACCTGTTGTGCCGCAAGCTCGACGGCCCGGCATTAGTGACGGCCATCTTCATGACTGCGGCGGACGTTCATTGCAATCGCACGCCCACCGATGTGACCATGACCCGGCACGCCGTGCCGCCGCTACGCACCAGCAACGTGCCCATGATCTGGGCCGAGCACGACTTGTTGGACAAGGGCTTGATTCGCCCCGGCACGTTTGGCTTCATGCAGAGCAACAAGCGGGTGGTCAATCGCTGCTACTGTGGCTCGCTCAAGTACGAGTATTGGCTGGTGCAGATTGCTGACAGTGACGTAAATTGCATATTGCCCGTGAAGGATGAGAAGACCGCGTACTACAACCAGAACGAAGTTTTCGGCAAGATCGAATGGGGTTCGATGTGCGTGCTGGTGTTGCCGTTGAACCCGCGCCTGCGTCTCAGGCCATTACACAAAGTGCTCACGCACGTTGAGGCTGGTGTCGATCCTTTGGTCAGCATTGAAAGGCGGGACCGATGAAAGACGCGGACTGCAATGTGGTCTACATCGCGGAGGCCCTGAACCGTCACCCCGAAGTGTTCAACGGGATGCGAGACGCCCTGCGGTTTGTCAACGTCGACTGCCGGGTTTTGGACACCAGCAACATATGGGTTCGAGACTGGGCACCGATCCAGACGCCGAGCGGCTTTGTCAAGTTCCAGTACAAGGCCCCGGGCCTGGGCTACGAAGCCTACCCGCAGTTGGTCGTTCCCGATTCGGTCTGGGAACCGCTGGAGAATTACGGCCGAATCGAACGCTCCGACATCGTGCTCGACGGCGGCAACGTGGTGCGGTACGGCGACCGGGTGATAATGACCCGGATGGTGTTCGAGCACAACCCGGGGATCGACCCGGGCGTGCTAGCCTACAAGCTGGGGCGGCTGCTGGAGGCCGAGATCGTGTTCATCCCTCCCGAGCCGGGCGACACGCTGGGGCACAGCGACGGCATCTGCAAATGGGTGGATGCCGAGACGGTGTTTCTGAACGACTACCGGAGCCTCCGGGATCGGCAGTTCATCGACTACGACTGCCAGGTGGCCAACATCCTCGACCGCCACGGGATCGATGCCTGCCCATTCCCTTACGCCTATCACCTTTGTCCCGAGTTGGACGAAGAGGAGTTTCGGGCGCAGTTTCCCGATGCCGACGACCAAAATGAGGGCTACGGTTACTACGTCAACTACCTTCAGGTTGCGGGTGCCATCCTCTACCCGACGTTCGACGATCTGGAAGAGAACACAGCCGTCGAGAAGTGCCTTTGGGCGGCCCACCCTGATTTGTGGCTCGAAGGGATCGACTGCTCGCGCCTTAGCCTCGAAGGGGGACTATGCAACTGCGTCTCGATGTCATACCAGATTTTCGCTTGACACACCCAACGCCTGGGGTAAGCTGACGTGCGTTGCGATTTCACCAGTTTTTTCTAACGGAGGATTTCCCATGTTGAAGATCCCGATTCTCGTGTTGATGTTGGCCGGCTCGCTGCCGTGCCTGGGCGCACAGCCATGCCCGTGTGCCCGATCCGCAGCCGTAGCAAACGATGATGCAGCCGACATTGGCGAGGCGTTCGCTCGGGGAGTGGGGGACCGAATGGCGATCGGACCCTACCGGGGCCTGACGTGGGCGCTGCGGCAAGCACGTGCCGACGTGACCGCTGGCCGATCCGACGCCGGCGACCGTTACGCGGCCGCGATCCAGGCCGAGGTCAAGATCAACCCTCAGCGAGCTTGCACGATTGCGACGTTTGCCGTGATCGGGTTGGAGATGGCGAATGCCTTTGGCGCCAATATCCCAGCAACTGTGATCGCCGAGGCGGTTGCCCTCGAGCAACAGATTTGCGGCGCGAGCAAGTCGGCCGCCAAGCCTGTGCCGGTGAAGCTCACGCTCGCACCAATCACGAACTGGCTCAGCCCGCAGTTCATCCTCGACGGGTGCGCAGGCTCAAACGGCGGCTGCTCTGGGGACGACAACACGACGGTTCTGGCCAACGCCAAGAATATGGGAATCCCGCGGGAGGCCGACTACGTACCTTATGTGGGCTATAGCCAAGGTTGCCAAACGATGGCGGGCACGGGCGTGTCGCTCTATACGGTCAGCGATTGGGGATATGCCGATAGCTCGACGACCGGCGTGGCCGCCACCAATCTCATCAAAGCCGCAATCCTCAAGTACGGGGGCGTCGGCTGTGCCGTGGCAGCCGATGGTTCGTTCATGGGCTATTCGGGCGGCGTGTTCAGCGGTAATGCCAATGGGGTCAACCACGATGTCTACCAAGTAGGCTGGGATGATGCCACGGGCGCGTGGTTGATGATAAATTCCTGGGGATCGGCATGGGGTATCGACCCGACGACCGGCAAGAGCGTTCTGCGGCAGGGTCGATTTCTGCCGACCGGCCTGAAGTTGCCACCGCCGAACGTTCGCGCCGCCCTCCATGCCGCTTCCCGCCGCGCTCATATGCGGGCCGAAGACGACTTGGCCAAGATCGCGCAGAACCTACCGGCCAGCTACAACGCATTGGCCAGCCAACCACCGATCGCTGATCAGGGGCAGTGCGGCAGCTGCTGGGACTTTTCGGGATGCCGGATGGTAAGCGCGGCGAACATCCTGGCCGGTACGCTGCCGAAGTCAACCGCACCGATCAGCGGCGGCTGCATGTGGATCAGCTACGGCAGCAA